TGACCATGATGCAGGATCGAGTAACACAGAGGAACTTGTAGATGCTTGTCCCCATGAAGTATAAAATTCTACTGAGGCTCCACTAGAATGAGCTGAACGTGTTCCTGCTACATCTCTAGTAATTCCAGTCAAATCATTATTTGAGACTCCAGTGTAAGAAATAAATTCTGCTCCAACTTTAATTGTACCGGACGTTGGAAAGTTAGTTGTTGATGTAAGCGTAATAGAAGTTCCTACGCCTCCTGTCCCTGCAGTATCATCTAACAAGGCTCCATTTAATGTAGAAATAATTCCTGATGCTCCTCCAAAAGTTGAAGTACCCCAACCATAGCCATAACTTTGATTCAGTGGCCCAGGTTTAATATAAGGGTTAATTGTTGCAGCTCCACCTGCAGAAACAGTTGCAGTTGCATTTTTTGACATAGTAATTGTAAAAGTATCATTTGTTGGAACAGTTACTACTTCAAAGGTATTAGTTTCAAAGTCTGATGCAACATAACCTGCTCCAGGTGTAGTGACCGATGTAAATGTAAATAAATCTCCAACCGTTAACCCATGAGCTATTTTGTTTACAGTAACTGTAGCTGAAGTATCTGTAGTATCAAAGGTTATTCCTGTTATTGCAGTATTTAGAGGGGTAATATCATAAAACGCACCTTCGTAATATATAATTAGTGTTTTATTGGTACCAAGTGCTACATACTTCCGTCCATCTAAATCAGCCCAAACAAGCTGTTCTCTTACGGCACCTACTAATGTTTGATTAGTAATTTGTTCCCAACCACCAATTTTTTCTGGTAAACCATATCTAAAACGAACAAAATCACCATCAGTCCATTGACCCTCTGCTCCTGTTTCAGTAATTTGTTTATTAAATCCTGGTCTTATTTGTACGTTTGTTAAAGGCATGAGGTATTATACCATTTAATTATGTTAAAATAAACTTAGTCTAAGTTATACAAGGGTTCTTGTTTATCATCCTTAAACTCAGCATAAGGACCCTTTTTGTCTACATAATGAAGAAAACATTGTGCATGCCAGTCTCCAATAAAATTTTTACGGTAGTGCTCTAATTCACAACCTAAATAAATACAAGCATCTCCTGGCTCCATATTAATTGGATTATCTTCAATATAGATAGGCCATTTTGTGCCATCACTACCAAACATGACAGTAACAGATATCTCACAAGATGGTCTATCTTTATGTGGTTTAAGTTCAGAATTGTAGGTATATAAACGAGTAAAAGAATAAGTAGGAAATAAATCTAAATTTGTTTCTTTTTCCATTAAATTTTTTTTATTTAAAAGCAAAGACTCACCAAAAGGATCTCTGTAAAATATTGTATCTGAATTGTTATTTTGAGCGAAATCAAAATCTATTCTATTATTCTTGTGCTTTATTAATATATATTTTTTTGCTAATTCTGTCTCTTCCTTTGTAAGAAAGTTTTTTACTAATTTATATTTAAAATTTTTTATAGTAGCCATGATACAACTGAATATCTAATTCCCTTCGTTACAGGTTCTACTTTATGTGGATACATAAAATTACTTGGCCAGACAATAGCTTTTGCAGCAGATGGTTTAACTCTAAGTATTTCATTAGTTTTACTTAAATTACTAAAAACTAAATCTCCACCTTCGTACTCATTATTTAAAAGAATAATTATAGACAATGTTCTCGGTATAGATCGACAATGGTCAGAATGAAAACCATAATGACCATCATTTTCATATTTTAAAATAGTAATCTCTTGAACTCCATGAACTACACAAGTTGTATTAAATTTTCTTTCATAATTTCTTTTTAAATTCATTATAATAGATCCTAAAAAATTAAGCCAATGCACTTCTGTTTGTGATTTACTTTGCAAATTCAAACTTAAATTTTTTACTTTTCTTGCTTTTTCATCCACAATTTGTCCACCCCCTGAGTTTGAAATAATTGCAGCTTTTTGAAATTTATCATCTTCTTTATTTAGCCATTTTATAAAAGAAGATAATGTTTCTGGTGGCATGACATTTTCTTCGGTGTATATTAAATCTTCTAAGACCACGTTTTTTTAAACCAAATTTTTTCTTTATAACTATTTATTAAACTTCCTAAGTTTTGAAATTTCTGTTTTACTATATTATTATCAATAGCTTTAATTTTAAAATTCCATGATTCTCTTTTAAAAGGAATAACTTGAACATATGGAGTTCCTTGTTTGAACATCATATCAAATTTTGGATATTTATCAGCGTTAATTATAATTGGAAAGTTTACAAAGTGTGAAAATTTATCAGTGTCTACTATTGCAGGAATTATACTAAAATAATCATTTTCATTTAGTACAGGAGGAATAAACAAACAGGAATACCCTGGCGGTGTTTTTATTATCCAGGGATTTAATATTTTTAAAAAACTAAAATTACCGTTTTTTTTAACAGGAAAACTTTTTTTACCACCTAGTTGATCAATATTATGTTCATTTGATTCATGGCTATTTAAATTGTATTGAAATAATTCTTCTTTACTATAACTTTTTGCAGCTCCATAATGGTATCTAATTCCGTATGCTTTTTGCTCTTCATTATAAAAGTTAAAGTTTAAATTTATATCTTGTGGTAAAGGCAATGTATAACCAGCAGTCATACAATCTAAAAAAGGCATACATCCTTTTATATTTAATTTTGGAAAAGAGTGGGTTGGTATTTTTTTATACCATTCTGGTATAAATTTTTTAGCAGGTTTTGGCTGAATTTCTTTTACTTCTACTAGATCAGGATGAATACTAAACTCTATCTTATTTGAAAACATAGGTTAGTTTTTAAATTAATCTACGGTAATTGCAATAATTTCTTTTGTGAGTTTCCTGGTTGAGCACTAAACCATTCTTGAGGTGTTTGAGATAACGGATAAAGATCTTCCATCTCTCTCATATTTACAGCTAATAATTGGTTTTGAACTGTTTGCCATTCATTATAATCAGGATGATTTTTATTAGATTTCAAAAAAGCAGCTATTCCTGAAACAGCCCACGAATGCCATTGTTCAAAATATTCTTTTGAAAGGGCTTCTGTAGTAGGTATTTCATTATCACTTGAAACAATATTATCACCCTCTAATCTAAAAGTTTTTTTAAGATTTAAGGCATCACTAGCTTGTTGATCATTAATTTGTTTAGAAACATATGTAGTACGATGTTGCATCAATGAATCTTTTTCAGAATCAGTTAAAGCTACGTTTCTTAAATCACCATTTTCAAATATTGCATACTTCATTTATTAATCTCCTACGTATCGTTTTCAAAAATTAAAAGGGCTCCACCTCTAGAAGGTCTACTTCCAACACCACCAGGTGAATTTCCACCACCATCACCAGATTGACCGGATCCATTATCCATACCTAAAACAGGTCTTTCATTGTAATTTCCAGTTCCTGGGCCACTATAAGTTGTGGAGTTAGAGTCGACAAAAAATGTTGCATCAACAGTTCCATCAGGTGAAGGTGCGTTTGAAATATTTCCTGCGGGACTTGGATTGATTCCTGAGAATCCTCCATAATTAGAACCAGCCCCTCCGCCTCCACCGTTAACAGTAAATAAAGCTGGAGATCCTAAATTAGTTGCACCTCCACCACTTCCTGAGGATGCGTTATATCCTGGAGATCCATTACTTCCTTTTCCACCAATAGAATAAGGTGCGGAAAAAGGTGCTGTGACTGGAATTTTATAAACGGCATAACCACCATCTCCTCCAGCTCCCCCTCGTCTTCCTTGCCCTGACGTTCCGCCAGATCCACCGCCACCACCTGTAGCATAAACAATTAATTCAGTTGTTGCTGGGTTAGCAGTGAAAGTTCCTGAAGCAGGACCTGTAACATAAAAATTTGGTGTGAATCCTTTACTTCCACCTGCACCGGTTGATGCAGCAGTTAATCTTCCTTGTGCGTCAACTGTTATACTAGCTGAAGTATAAGAACCTGGTGTTACCGCTGTGTCTGCTAGTTTATCAGCTGTTACAGCATCATTAATTATAGCCGCAGTTGTAACTGCGTTGTCTGAAATTTGTGCAGCTCTAATTGCATCATCTGCAATTTTAGCATTCGTTACAGCATCGTCAGCAATTTGTGAAGTTGCTATTTCACCTGTAATATTTGCTGCAGCAACTGTACCACCTAAAGTGTCTAATGAAATTTCATTTAAGTTTGTTCCATCAGAATAAGCTGCATAAATTTTTGCTTGGTCTAAAGTAAAGCCAGTGCCCGATGCAGTTTTAATTGTAAGATTTGTTGGTCCCACTACTGCCGAACAATCAAAAATATAAAATTTTTCAATCGAATCTGGAATGGTTACACTTGAAGCACCTGTTAAAGTTCCAGTAAATTTAATGACCATATTTCTTGCATTTGAAATAGTCTTGTCTGTCATTGCAAGAGCAACGGTTCCACCATCAGAAAGTGCTATTGCTTCATAACCAGCGATTGCTTGTTGAATTAAGTTTAAGTTGTTATTTGTATTGTCTCCCCAAGTACCAGCATTTTCGCCAGTAACCATTAGTTCTAATTTTAAATCTGTAGAATAAGATGATGTCATAAATTTTTATCTCCTAAATTATTATAATTTTACATTACCTAAGCTGCTAAATCAACCTCAGTCCAAGTATTATTTACACCAGGATCTATTTCTTGCCATGCCGTAATGTTTGTGGTTCCTGCTGAAATTGTCATTTGAATACCTGTAACCTCAACATTTGAGGTACCTTCTACTATTACACTTCCTACAGAACTTGTTACCTCAAACCCACCTACACCTATTATTTGTCCTGGTATTTCCTCTGCTTGTCCTAATGATAAAGTTAATTCTTGGCCAGTAACAGGCTCTACTGTTGACTGGATTAGGGTTATGGATCCTAAAGTCATTGAAGCCTGTATTCCTGTAACGTCAACAGGAGTTTTTAATCCTGCAACAGTTATACCAACAGATGGTGTTAACTGCCCTGCGCTTGTAACAGTTACGTTAGCGTCAGCATCAAATTCTAATGTACCAATAGTTCCTTCTAATTGATCTTCAGAAGCTAATACAAATATGTCTTGGTCGATTTGAATTGAAAATGATGGATTTGCGAAAGTAGATGTTAATTCTGATCCTGTAACTTCTACAGTGTGATCCGTAAATGCTGTTTCATCTCCGATAGATGATGTTAGTGATATACCATTTACTGCAACTGAATAATTGTCTCCCCAAGCAAAACTTCCCCAAGCATCTCTACCCCAACCTTCTCCTGTTAAAGTAGTCTCATCAACTGTTGCTGATCCAATAGAAGTTTGTAATTCTCCGGTTGAGGTTACGGGAACACCTATACCAATAACTGTTTGTCCAACAGCCATCGATTCTAGACTTCCAGTCAATGACACTAAAACAGAACTTCCCGCTACCGCACCAGCGTTTGTAAGTGTGAGTTGAGATCCTGTTACATCGACATCAGCGTTAGCAGATGAAGTTTCTGTTCCGATTGATGAAGATAATGCTATGCCACTGACTGAGACGGTTTCATTAGACAGGTCTCCCCAGTCTGATGATCCCCATGTTTTACTACCCCATCCAGTGGCCATATCATCTTATTCCTTTTATTAAGCTATTCTTAAAATCGCAGCAGAAGTAGTGAATGCAGGGAACTGGATTGTAAACGTTCCAGATGTTGCAGTCTTATCTGCACCGAAATCTAACACAGCAACTGCATCAGTAGTATTTGTACCACCGTTAGTTGTAGTGTTGTAAATCAAAGCACCTCTAGCTGTTAAAGTAACACCAGTAAAAGATAAATCAGCAAAGTCAGTAATAGCTACTCCTGAAGATACTTTTACACCTTGGTTAATCAAAGCTGAACCACCTGCAGCGTAACCTGAAGATGAAACTTCATTTGAAGTTGTGTAGTTTGTAGTTGATGCACCTAAAGTTGCAGCTGATGTAAACATCGCTAATTTAAATGTATCGCCACCATCTCCAGATGTATCAAAATCGTGACTTCCTTGAAGTAATTCTTTTTTAAAAGAATTACAGATTGCGTTTGTTGTTATTGCCATAATTATTCTCCTTTAAAATTATTGGTTTGGAGAAGGAGAAGGTACTACCATTCTAGGTACACCGTCATCAAACTCCCCCCGTCTTCTTCTACCCATTTGTTGTAGGGCAAAATTTTGTACTTCTTCATTATACTTGGTTTGATATAGGTTGTATAGATTGTCTGGTCCTTTTAAGAATCTAAAAGCTTCAGTTAATACACCGTGAAGCAACATGGATTCTTGGTTTGTAGATACAAAAGTATTAGTTGTACTTGTGAATTGTGGTGGTGATTTAATGTAATTTACTTGTACAATATCAGCATTTGCAGGAGTAGGTGCAACTAAAATTACAGCACCTTGTTGGACGTTATCTTCCCAATTAGCATAGTATTTAGGGGTTCCTGTTGTTGAATCATTTGGAGAGTATTCTGAAATAAAACTTGTGTCTCTTTTTTCTAAAAAAGTTCTTATATTGTTACTATCTATAACTTGAACTGATCTAATTATTATCGCATCATTAGGTAAAGATACATATCTATTACCTGCAGTGAAATTAGATGTAGCATATTTTCTTAAATCATCATAATCAACTTTGCCTGCAATATCGAGTTCAACAGATCTAATAAAACCTTGAATTATACTATCAGTTAAAACATTACTATCTACTTCAGTGTAATCTCTAACTTGTGTCAAAAAATTTGAATAACTTATTGCCATTATGTAATACTCACTGTTACTGATTTAATTTGAACTGATAATTGTCTTCTTCTATTTTGTAGTGATGGATCTGCAGGAATCATAGCACTTGTTCCTTGAGTGATAAAAGCAAAATCTCCAGGTAAAGTTAAATTAGCAGTAATCATTCCCTGTCCACCAGAAGACGCTATCGCACCGTTTACTGTAGTAGGTTGTTGAAAATCTTGTGATCTAGTATTTTTTAAAGCAATTGCATCTGCTTTATGGTAAGGAGGATCAAGTTGTGGATGTTTTGGCTCATACTCTGAAATATGAACTAAAGCTCCTGTCCACTCTTTAACCATTTCTTTATAAGGAAATGCTTGACCAGATCTATCCGATATTGCTTGACTTCTTTTTCCAGTTGCAAAACTCATTAACCACCTCCTGGAAAGTATGATTGAGGAGATATATATACTGAAGTTCTAGAACCATCTTCATTTAATGCTCTAATTAATTCGTCCTC